CATCGACTTATTCACCTGGTCGAGCTGCTTCTGGTACTTGGCAGCATCTTCGGTATTGCCGAGCTTGGTGGCCTCAATCATCTTCTTCCTCAGGTCATCGGCAGATGACTTGAGTGCATTCATGGTGGCCTCGGCCTGTGTCGCATTGAGAGTGACTATGCTCTCGGTATAGATGGTACTAGCCATTATTTCTTCAGGTTGTAGTATGCTTGATCATTGAAGGATGTGCCGGCCATCCCCTCGAAAGCTCTGAGAGGAATGGTGGCAGCATCATATCCGTATCGCTCGGCCATCAGCCTGCCGAGAGTGTTCACTTCCTTCAGGAATACCGATGAGTACCAAGGCTTCCTTTCTCGCTTGTTACCCTGGCCGGCCTGGCCGAGCTTCACACTCCGGCCCACACCCATGTCGGTGAAAATGCCATAGTACAGGTACAGGAAGGTAATCTTGGCAGGATTCCCCTGAGCATCCACAGCTACATGAGCCTGCAGGGACTTGACAAGCTCACCGGTGGAGCCGATGTGAAGAGCCTGGATCTTCCGGATCCACCGCTCCAGCACGATGTCGGCCCACCGCTCTGCAATCTCCTTGTAGTCGAGCTGCTCTGCCATAGCTATTCGGATTTGAGGTCATCCTTGGTCAGTTGCAGAGGGAAATTCTGCCGGTAGGTGAGCATCAGCTCATACCCTCTGGCATTCTGGCCACCCCACCTCTGCATGTAGGTGAATCTCTGAAAGTCGAGTCCATCCACCTCCGGAGCCTTGCCGATATCCAGGAGGAGCCTGGAGAAGATCTTCATGGCCAGCTTCTTCATCGAGGCATACACTGCTGCCTCATCCTCTCCTCTGCCGAGCTGGTCCATCACCCACAGTGATTGAGTGTAGGTGTCCACCGGCCCCTCGATATTCTGCACCTGGCCGGAGCCACCGGCCTCCAGGATGACACAAGGGAAGGTCACGGATCTCAAACTCTGCAGGATGTCTATGACTCCATCATAGCCATTGCCCTGCAGAATCTGAGTATCCGGGGAGATAAACTCCTTGAGAGAGAATAAAGAGGTTTTGAGGTAACTACTTGTGAGCATTTCTTTCGTAGATCTGATTGAGGGTGAAGAGCACACTGTGGACATCGGACTCCAGGATCTTGTCATTCTCCTGAGGCTTATTGTCATTCATGGTGGAGAGCAGCTCCTGCAGGATGTCTGCCGGAGTCTTGTCGGTGATTTCACCACCCTCCTGGAGCAGATAGGGATACTTGGCCATCAGGTACTTCTTCACACCATTCCACCAGATGACCATGCCCTTCTTCTGCCAGTCGGTCAGCTTCCGGATCCTGCCACCGGTGAGAGCCTTGACAGCCTCCTTCAGCCATTTCTCATTACTCTGCTCGGCAGCATACCGGAGCATGTAGGCATCGGCCTGGTAGTATTGCTTGAAGCTGACACCATAGAGCTTCCGGTCCATCCGGGGAAGTGGTGAAGGAGCAAGGCCGACAGTATCCAGGATGAATTCGAGCTGGCTGCATGCCTCCTGGATCACTTTCGGAGAGATGACATAGCTCTTGCCCTGGATGAGAAATACCACATTGTCCTTGATTTTTTTCGGATCATACTTGATCGGAGAGTCTGGCCGGATATGAGCCAGAGCACACAGGCACAGGAAGAGAGTCTCTTTCCGGCCATGAGGCTTGCTCAGGATCCGGCACACATTCTGGAAGTCCTCCTGGCTCATGGTCTCCCATGAGATAGGATACTCGATGTCAATCTTCTCCCCTCGCTGGAGATGGAATACCTGCTTGAGAAATTGGAAGAATCGCTTCATATCAAAACATTGAAAAAATAGGTGTATCGGCATGAGTGATGTCAAGAGCCTTGGACTCTGGAGAGACATCGAAGGTGGGGAAGTCATTCGGATTCGCCTTCATCAGAGCCACAGCCTTCATGGTCTGGTCCATGCCGGTCTTGAGGTCTCCGAGAGCAATGGCCGAGATGGCAGTCTTGATGAGCTTGAGCACCTTCTTCTCATTCGGGAGCAGAGTTTCCTTATCCCTGACATCCTCAATGAGCTCGATGGCATAGTCCTTCGAGATGTAGGATGCCACATTGGTCATCAGAGCGACATTCAAAGCTGAATTCAGATCCAGGAAGTCACTCCAGGTCTTGGGATAGACCGGAGCAGTGACATTGTTGAGCACTGCTGCATCCTTGAATTCTCCGAAGGTGAGAATGAGGCCATCCGAAAGCCTGGCAAATTCCTCGGTACCCCTCCAGGAATCATAGGTGTCGGTCTTGAGCAGGTAGAGCACCAAGGCATCCTTGCTGGCATCCAGCTTGAGCTGGAGATTGGCAGTGAGAGCCTGCACCCTCTCCCGGCTGGCCATAGTGGTCTGCTCATTGTTCACCACCGCAAAGCCGGCATCAGTGAGCACCAGGTCCAGATCCGGGATGCTGGCCAGGAAGGCCTGCTGGCTGATGACTCTCTGGCAAAGCTTCCGGAGCTTGGCATGTGTGTCAGGATTCGCCTTTGGAGCCTCAAGCAGAGCCTCCAGGTCGGTGCCGATGATGGTGGCCACCAGGTCATCCTGTGCGACCTCAAGAGCATCATTGAAGATGGTGGTGGAAGCACTCTTCATCTCCACTGCAGGGAGGAAAGGCTTCATCTCGGTGTATCCGCTTACAATCATGGCTATACCTCGGTATTGGTTGATTCCTGTTTCCCGGACTTGTTCTGATCAAGTGTGGTGAAGATGTACTCCGGCACATTGATGTAGATGTCCTTATCCCATTTGTTGAATTGCTTGATGAATCGGAGAGGCTTGAGCACCCGGTCCACCAGAGGCTTCATGCAGGCCTGCTTCATCATGTAGAGCTCCCTGGCCTGAGTGCCTCCGAGAGTGGAATTGCTCTTGCCGGGAGTGGCACCGATGAGGGAGGAATGCACACCCATAGCATAGCAGATGATATTTGCTGTGCTCTCGGTGTCATCGATGTACTCACCGCCCTGGATTTTGTTGTCGATGGGGACAATCTCAATCCACTTGGATTCCATGCTGCCATTGGCAGTGGCAATCCTCTGCTTCATGGCCATGATGGCCTTATTGGCATTCTTCTCTCCGGAGAGGAATTCATTGAAGGCCTGCTTCTCCTTCTCCACCCTTTCCTGGTACTCCTTCCGATTGTGGGGATCAATCCCCTCCATCCGGCAGATGTAGTCGAAGTATTCCTGAGCCACATAGATGATGAATTTCACACCGAGCTGATTCTTTAGGATGGCCTTCTTCAGCTCCGGCACCATCACACTGTGGTCATACCAGCCACTCCGGAAGATGGAGTACCACTCCGGCTCGGAGTAATACGGCCTGCCGGGAGAAGGCATGTACACCGGGAAGATGAATCTCTTCGACTTCTTCTCAGCTCTGAAGATGTTCAGGTCCCTCATGGTGTCGAATTCATCCAGCACCCTGGTGGCCGTGATATCCTTGGCAGTGACCTGCTTCGACCAGTCGGCATAGTAGTGCCAGCAGATGTCATTCTTGGCATTCATCACCGACCACCGGCTGAATACTGCCTCCTTGTGCCGGATGGCCCGGATGGTGTTGTAGTCATCCGACAGGATGATCTCCGGCCAGGCATTGTAGAAGTAGGATACATCCGTGATCTGCTGCTGCACGAAGAGAGGGATGTCATTGGCCTCAAACCATTCAAAGACATCACCATCTTCCACCGGTGCCCATTCGACCACACGGCCATACTTGTCTCGCTCGACCGCCCTGACAAGCTTCGGACCGAGGCCGAAAGCCACATCACGATTGAATCTGAGATTCGCTCCGACAATATCTCCCTTCTCCACTTTCTCCAGGAGATGATTCGGGAGCAGATTGTCAGGTCCCCAGGGAGCCACCTTGTAGCTTCCTATCTTGATGGGATCAATGTCCTTGTCTCGCTTAAACTCTGAGGATGAGTCAGTGATCAGGACCGCCTGGATCTCCGGAAAGAGATTGATGCCATCGATGATCTGCAATCCGGAATAGATTTTTTCTTCACTCATAGTATTACTTCTTCACCGTTGAATTCAATGATGGTATTTCGATTCACAGTCCGGACCTCCTTGGATGGAAGGATGAGGATATTCAGTGTATCACCGGATCCATGAAAGGATGTACACCGGCACTGCTTGACCTTCACAATGGCTCCATCGGTAGCTATCCAGGAGATGGAAAACTCCTGGAGCTGCTGCACCAGTTCATGTATTCTAGAGGCCGAGATCATAATGGAAGCAAAGTTACTCAAGCACCTTCCGGTGAAATAGGACAGAGCTCACAGAAAAAAGAGAGTTCTATCGGTCGAAGAATTTGTGTCACAGCCGAAAGACGGTGTGAGATTCAGCCGGAGAAAAGGACATCGGCTCCGCTGCTCCCAAGCCTTGCCCTCTCGGCTGGCCGGAAATTGCTCTCGATTTCGCCAAATATGCCTGACACTTTCGCTAGAAGGATGACACACCGAGTGTGACTGAGCTGTAAGGGAAGAGAGTATTCCCGATGTAGAGTGTATCGAAGGCATCAGTGCCATCGGTACGGTGCTCCAGGAGATCCTCCTCGGTCTCTGCCAGCTTCTCTCCACCTTTGTGCTTGTGCCAGCCGACACCAGGAGTGATGGTGACCTCGGCCAGCGAGATGGCAATGAGCAGAGCTTCATTGTTCTCCTTATTGAATACAGGCAGCAGGCCCTTGGCACCGGTGAATCCCTGGTCAATGAGTGTGTACTTCTCGGTGTGCTTGAATGGCTTGCCTATGAATACCTCGGTGACGGTCCATCCATGCTTATTGAATTGCTCGATGATGACAGACTTGAAGTCCTGATCGGATACGGCATAGTTGCTGCCGAGAGCAGTGCTGTCATAGTAGAATACCACCTCCTTGGTCATGTGGGCCCTGTAGTAGTGGCAGAAGTCATCCACCAGCTCCCGGAGCTTCCTCTCATACTTCACAAAGAAGCTCTTGATGACCTTCAGCCTCATTCCCTCTCGCTGGCCGGCCACCAGCCAGTTGATATTTGCATTGAAGTCGAAGGCCACCGATATCGGACTCTTCAGGTCCACATCCCCATCCAGCAGGCACCCATAGTCGGCACCACTGACATTGCCGAGGCCTTCATCCTGAAGAGGAGTATTGTTGTTATCGATGTAGGTGTGGAGATTCTCCCGGAAATTCGGATAGAAGCCATCCTTGAGCCTCTCAATCCTCTTGCTCAGGATGCTGGTCTGGAATACCAATGGAGGGAGGTCTCTCTTCATCTGCTTGATGTATTCCAGGCCTACCACATCCACATTCTCGAAGGTGGACCACTCCCGATAGAGCACGGCAATCCTCCGGAGCTGTGAGAGGAGTGAGTCAATCCTTCCGAGCTCTTCATGTCGCTTCTTCTCATCCTTCCAGGCATTCACCTGCCATCTCAGGTAGAGAAGGCCCTTGATGGTGTCAATCACCTCCGGAGTGGCCTTCTCCCGGTAATTGAGCAGCCACCGGCCACTCTTGAGGACTGGCATATCAGAGACAAAGAGCACCGAGTGGTGCCAGGGACAATCGGAGAAATACCTTCTGGTGCCACCATTGGCCGGGAAGGTCTCATCCTTGAGCTTGTCGAAGCTCAGGCCCTTGGCCTCATCACCGATGATCCAGTCAAAGGTCATGGAGTTGGAGCTCATCCTCACATCCTGGCTGACAATGACCATCTGAGCACCGTTGTAGAAGGAGACCACATCATCGAAGGTCTGAAGAGGGATGATCGGCTTGGCATATCCAAGCTTGCCCGGAGGCCTCTTGCCTACCACATAGTGGATGCCCTCGATCCAGCCGAATTCGGAGAGGCCGGAGAGAGCTGCCGGCAAGGTCCTCAGATGAGCCTGCTTGTAGCTGCTGGCCACAAAGCATCCGGTGGATCCAGGCATGAATTCCACATTCCTCTTGATCCGGAGGGATACGATTCCGAAAGACTTGCCGAATCGCCTGCCACACACATCGACCTCGGTGTGAGCTGCAATGGCAAGAGCCTCCTGCTGTGCCCGATTCAGGTATTTCTGGCTAATCTCCATCCTGGATGTCTATCTGAGTCGGCCCATCGATATCATCTGTGTACTGCTTGAGCAGCTTGGCAGCTTTCTCATGGATATTGGGCACCGGCTCGATGCCGATGACCGATGGATCCACAGAGAGAGACATATCCTTGGGAATGATATCCTCCCAAGGGAAATCCTCTCCATCCGACTCTTCCAGCCGGTTATTCTTGACAATGCCCTCGGCAATCTTGGTGAGAGCCTTGGCTTTCTTATCATCACCGGCAAGAGCTGCTGCTGTGGCCATGTCGAAGAGGTGATTCGCCTTGTGTCGCATCTGCTCCTTGTTTGCCAGAGGCACCCGGCCATAGAGAGCCTTGATGATGGCAATGTCCTGGTAGGCCACCCGGCTGGTGACACTGTGCCTGGCCATGATATAGTCCCGGATACGGTTATCCGGCAGCATGGGATTGCTGAGCCAGTGTGTATAGGCATCAGAGAGCCTCTCGAATCGGATCTGCTGAGATGTGGTGAGCTGGAGAGAGTCATCCTCCATCTTGGCGAAAATGAGATCCAGGAATTCCGGATTCGGAGATAGTTTCCTCATGGCATCAATTCATCTTCCTTCTGGTGTATTTCGTACTTGTCGAGCAGATTGATGGCCCATTCAGCACCTCTGTTAGCTGCTTTCAGGATGACCTCTCGCCTGGCCACCTGGCTCTTCAGCTTGCCGGCATTGTATGCCAGGGAGATGTCGCTCTTCGGATCCTGGATGGCAAGTCGGAGCTGGACCACATCAATCTGCAGCATGGTCGCAATCTCCGACAGGGAGAATTTCAGCTCTGCATAGTGCTCGACATTCTTGAGGTCATCTGCAGAGAGTATGGTGATTTCCCGGATCATGACACAAAAGTAGCCAGGTTTCCCTGGCTACTTAGGACATTAGTGGTGCTGAGAGAGAGCTACTTGCCAATCAGAGCGAAGATGGCAATCACCAGGCCTCCGAGGACTGTGGCAAGCAGGTCAATCCAGTCGAAATTCCCATCCTGCCACTTGTCGATGAATTCCTTGAAGAAACCGATGAATATCACCGGCCAGAAGCACCAGAAGCCCATCTTCAGCACGATGCAGAAGAAGGCAGCGAAGATCAGACCACAGATGAAGTGGTACAGCCGATCCCTCCGAATCTTATTCAGCAGGGATATCATCCAATTCCAGATCTTTTTCATAGAGTCCTTTCTTTTGAAGGTTTTCGAGTGTTTCCTGAGAGATAGTACAGCCGTGAGAGAGGAGAGCCTTCACCCTGGCCTTGCAGGTTGCCACCTGTGCCGGAGAGTTCACCGGCCTCTTGAGAGCTTTGGAGATGTAGGCCCGGCAGGTGCTTTCCTGGAAGGAGTCTCCGGAGACCTTCTCCTCGGCCTCCCTGGTCAGGAAGGCATCAATCTTGGCCCATCCGGCCTTGATCCTGGCATCGGTCTCCAGCAGCCTGGCCCGGAAGGATGCACGGTCATTGTTGGTGCCGGCAGACTTCATCTTCTCATGGAGGCCCCTCCGGAGCTTGTAGTCCTCGGAGATGGAGTCATACACGGCCTGCAGCTCTTCCGGAAGGTCAGATCTCCTGGTCCTCCGGTCATCGAAGGTCCGGAATACCTGCACCTTCTTCTGCTCCTGGACCGGCTCCGGCACCGGCTCTGGCTCCGGAGCTGGAGCCGGCTTCTGAGCATACCTGGCCACATCTGCCTGCACATTGGGATTCTCGGCTGGAGCAGCATCCGAGAGCTTCTGCAGCTCATAGATCAGCTTCGGTCGGTCCACCCTCCTTGACAGCCAATTCTTCAGCCAGTCATTACGGCTGTATTTGCAGAAGAGTGCAAGGCCGACATAGTAGTCAGGCTCTGCACTCTTCAGATAGGTAGAGATTTCCGGGATCATCAGGAGGCCGGAGTGAAGGTGTCGGTGGCACAGTCAAGAGTGCCATCGGCCAGCTCCAGGTCACCGGCATAGATCGGCAGAGGAGTGACATCGGGGCATTCGACCTCGAAGGTCACACCCTTTGCGGATCCGGCAGCATCACCGGAGTCACCGGTGGGAGAGATGACTGCACGGTAGTCCGGAGAGCCGATCACATGGTAACGGCCTGCAGCCTTCACGATGAAAACGAAATCTCCATTGGCAGCAGCCTTGCAGAAGGCAAGAGCCTCGGCAGTGAGATCCGGGAAGGAGAGAGATGCCTTGTTGTTGTACATCTTGCAATCCACCTCACCGGTGACCTCGAAGGTGATCTTACCCTTCCCCTGAGTGGAGTAGAGCTTATCCCATACGGCATCGGCCACCAGAGTGAAATCTCCATTGTAGCTGGAGAGAGTGGATACTGCACCGGTTGCGGTAGGATCATTCACGATTGTCGGCCAAGAGACAATGGCACTCTTGGCGATGCGATAGATGGTAGCACCAATCCCGGAAGGATTGATGCCACCGATCGCAAAATCAAGATTTCCAAGATTCATATCTGTCAATCTTTAGAGTGGAAACTAGCTCAGAGCCTTGAGCTGCTTGACGGTCACTTCGATGGAGCCGGAGCCATCGAGAGCGGACACACGGACCTTGGCCACTCGCTTGGCATCACCCTCATCGGCATACGCATAGGCGGTGCGAGTGAAGGTCACCTTGTTATCCTTGGTGGTCACGGTCAGCCAGGAAGCACCCTCGGTGATGACCTCGGCCTCGATGTCGGAGCCGGTCACAGTGGCATAGGTGCGAGTGTTGCTGCCAGCCGTTGCCGGGATGTCATCCAGGAGAGTGGCTCCACGCACGGCACCTTCCGGAGTAGGAGTAGGAGAAGGAGCAGCAGTGGTGCGAGCGACCAGGAGGCATTCCGGGAGGATGCACTCAAACTGGACACCCCAATACATGCACATGAAGAATTGGAGAGCCTTCGGATTGTCGCATTCACGGATCTTGGCCTGCTCGACATCCGACATCTGGTCCATACCGACCAGCATATTCTCCTGAGTGGAGATGTAGATGTACTCGGAATTCTTCAGGCCGATGAGAGGCACCAGCTCGACATTGCGGTCACAGTGGAGACGGCTCTGGGCATAGGTCTGATTGTACACCACCGATCCGAGAGTGCTGAGGCACCATTCCTCATAGTAATCGAGCACACTCTTCGGCAGGAACATCTTCAGATTCTCCTGGTCACGGAGCTCATCGGAGGCAGCACTGTAGATGGCCTTCAGCACATCACCGGCATTGGCAGCAGTGATGGAGCTGTAGATATACAGGTTGCCCTTTGCAGCCGTGATAGTGCCCTCGGAGATCTCCTTGGCAGCAATGGTGTCGAAACCATTGAAGAGGTCCATAGTGGAGTTGCCTTCAGGATCACGCACGGCCTTGAAGAGAGCCTTGCCGAGCTTGGAAGAAGTCTTTTTGGCCAGATAGAGAGCCATAGCCTTCACGATGTCGGCCTCCTTGCGGTCGGTGAGGGAATTGAAGCTCTCACCATACACGGTGGAGAAGAGTCGATAAGGATCGAATTCTTCCACGATGTCACCGAGGTAGGTGGTGAGAGTACGGCCAAAGAATTTGCCCTTGTCGGTGGCATCCTTGGCAGAGCGGTAAGGCCGGAGCTCGGCATCATTGTCATAGCCACCGACCGTCTCATCTCCACGAACACCCTTGCGGATGGTCATGTGCTTGAGGGTTTTCTCCAATGCCACCACAGGCATTGCGAGAATCTCCTTGCGATACTTCGCACCGGAGTTCACGAGAATTGCATCAAGTTGCATAGTGCTTGTGTTTGTTTAAGGATTATTTCTTGCGGTTCAGGAATTCCCGGCATGCCTCGACTGCTTCATCGAAGGTCTTTGCCGGAGCATACTCATCCACCTTGTTGGCCGGATCGGAGTCGGCATGCACGGATGCAGGAGCCTCTTCCTCATTCTTGGCGATTGCAGCAGCGAGAGCAGCCTCCAGCTCGGAGATCCGAGCTTCCTTCTGTTCGATCTGAGCATTCTTGTCGGTGATGGTCTCGGTCAGCTTCGAGACCTCGGCTGCATGCTCAGCTTTGAGAGTATCCATCTGGCTCTGGAGAGCATTCTCCTCGGCCCTGGGAGTAGTCAGTGCCTGCTCAATGGCTTCGAGCTGGCACTCCTGGAGAATGGTGGAGCCATCCTCTGCATACACTTGCTCTTCGAGCTCAGGTATGCTTTCGAGTTTCGGATATTTAGCCATCTTTTCTGATGTGTTGGTATTCGGATCCTCGGCAGCAGCAGCCAGATCAATCACAGCCTGGATGGCATCCTCGAAGGTGCCGATGGAATCAATGAGTGATCCGACCACATCCTTGGCGAAGTAGGTCTTGCCGGTGAGCTGGTCATCGGAGGCTCCAGGCCGATTCGCCTTCATGTCATCGATGAAGGCCTGGCAGAGAGGATTCAGCAGATCTTCCTTGATGATCTGAGTATTCCCCTCCAGAGCAGCCTCATAGTCGGCATTCTTCTCGGCAGACTGGTCTGCATACACACGGACCTGCACATAGCCATCCGCATCCCTCCGGAGCTTCGGCCAGCCGGAGACCGTGATCATGGTGCCGATGCAGCCTACCTGGTCGAAGGCCTGGTGAGCTATGATCTTCTGAGTATAGCTGATGGCATAGATGCAGGCAGATGCTGCCATACCATCGATATAGGATACAATCGGCTTGGTGAGCTGCTTGATGGCAGAGGAGAGCTCCGGCACCGAGTCGGCAGCACCACCACCGGAGTCG